TTAAATATATCTTTTGATAATGATTTTTTAGTGGTGAAAATATCAAGGATATTATCGATGAATAGTTGTAGGTCTTTCATTATTCCATTTTATAATATGGTGCAGAATATACTGCTTGAGAGCTAGCATACAAATAAAAATCCTGAACTACCTCATTCTTTAAACTTACTGGGGCAGAGGAGAATATTTCGAATAATTTCATAACAAGATATTTTGAATATCTATACTTATTAGATTTTAACTGAATAGTTTTTGCAGTCTCTTCTACTTGTTGGGGGAGTATCACTCCATTAAGAGACATTATTTCCGCAATATTTCTACAGTGCTCTATATTATTTTTTAATGCTAAAGATGCAGATTGTGCCGAAGGGGGGAGTTGTTTTAATCCGTGCCTCTTTAAAATAAAATTAATTGGTCCAAGAGAAATTTTTCCTTGATTTGCCGAAGCCCCTTTAATTTCACCCTGCCATCCAGTCAATGAACTTTCTCCACCAAAACTTCTAAATTGAATTTTTTCCGATGGAGAAGAACCCCATTGGATATAACCATCCATAGCATCCAAATTAGTAGTCATTCCCTGATATTTTGCCTTAGTTGCTCTAGTATCTGTTGGGAAATTTTTCTGAGATATCGCAGCAGAACCAACTATCTTTTTCAACGAAACTCCAATAACATCATTATTTTTAATCAGTTCGAACATTTTCGTATTCAATCCCTTTAAAGTTGCTTCACTACTAATTTGATTTAAATTAGAACCACTACTTATGATGTAAATATCAGAGGGATTCCATTTGTTCAAATTACCAAATGCCTTCTCTTCTTTATTAATACGAGTAAAAGTTGATTCGATGAAATTAACTTGAGTAGATCCTCTATGAAAAGTAAAATTTCCCCTACCACTAAACTTTCGGAATAATAAATTAGCACCAGTAATTGAAGAATTTATCCAGTCATCGGGCAAATCATTCAATATACTTTGAAGTGTTGTATCAATATTTGTAGTAGACATTGCCTTTACAAAATTTTCTTTTGTTACATCATTAATTTTCATTTCTCTCTTTAGAACATTAAAAACTAGTGCTGCATAAAGTGCTTGAGCACATTCAGTTAATTTTGTAAGTGCCGCACCTGCTCCAGACCCACCTCCACTGGATTTTTTATATATTAATTTTATTATTGAATTCGATTTTGGTAATATAATTTTAGTTACAGGAAATGATGACTCACTCTTATCAATTTCATTCTTATAATTTATTCTCTTAGATTTCAATTGCTTGGATATATTACTTTGATCCTCACCCCTCTGTGCTGATACTATTCGTATTTTATCAACCTTTGGTCCGGACTTAACAACTTTTGTTTGATATGGAGATAATATAATATTAAGTGCAAGTAATATTTCGGAATCAGTCATAAGACTTTTTAAATATTTAGTGCCCAAGAGAGGACTCGAACCTCCACACCTTACGATATATGCTCCTAAGGCATACGTGGCTACCATTACACCACTTGGGCTTATGGAAAATATCGGACTCGAACCGATGACTTCATCCTTGCAAAGGATGCGCTACTACCAACTGAGCTAATTCCCCGATAACCCCGAAGGGTCAATTATTAATATACTTAAATATCTCCATCGAAACGATTTTCTGATTTATAGACAGAGAAAGTTCCCTCTGGATAACGAGCACTCAGTTTCTCATAGTTCATTTCAAGAACCTCCTCAAAGGTAATATCCAAAGCCATACACGCTTGTGCGAGATACCAACACAGGTCTCCAAGTTCACGCTTCATATGAAAGACATTCTCTTCATTATAAGGTTTTCCTTGAAGAAAAATCTTTTTGACTACTTCGGTAAATTCACCTGCTTCGGCACTCATACCAAAAGCAGCAGTTAGCAGACGAGGAACATCAGCACCTTGTCCTTCCAATTCGTTCAAACGTTCAACAAGTTTTGGGTATTCACTACTTGCTGGACTAGTGGTTTGACGAACAAATTCAATATACTTATTAGGTTCAATAGTTGTCATATTTAAAAGTTAAATCCCTCGAATTTTTTCTTAAGTGATGTTTTTTCTTCTTTATTATTATACTCATAATCTTGCCCGCTGTCAACTATGTCTTTTTGTGCTGACTGTTCAACATCATAAAGTCTCATCTTGGATCTATCAATTCCAACAACAAACCTCTTAAAGACTGTTGGATCATTATATCTATTCTTAAGTTGCTTAACCATAATTTGACCAAGATCTTCAAGTTCCTCTGTACTGATAAGTGCAAACATAAGGTCAGCAGTTGCAGGCAAACCAAAGGATTCTGAAGTATCAGTTAATTCTGGATCAGAAGATCCAAATCCACTTCTTGTAGTTTGTGTCGCACTAAAAATAGGAACATTAAATTCTACAGCAAGACCACGAAGTTCTTCCGCAATTGATTTTACTAATGTATAAGAATTGACATTATTACCTCCCTTAAATCTTGAAGAAGAACAGATATTAAGGTAATCAATGAAAATAATATCAGGTCTAAAAGACTTTTTAAGAGCAAGTTCATTTAATAGTGCCCTAAAGTGCCCACTATGAGCAGAAGCAGTTGGATACTCTTTAATGATTAATTTTCCCTGTGTCTTTTTAGAAATACCATTAATTTTTTTCTCAAACATTTGACGAGGCAAATCAACTAACTGTTGAATGGGAACATTGAGAAGATTTGCATCAATTCGTTCAGCAATTTTTTCTTCTGCCATTTCAAGAGTAATGTAAAGAACATTTTTACCTTGAAGTAGAACAGATGATGCAAAATGGCACATAAACAAACTTTTTCCAGCTCCAGTTCCAGCTAAACAAATATTAAGAGTTTTATTAGGAACACCACCTTTAGTGATCGTATTAAAACACTCCAAATCAAACTCAATTTTGTCTTCTTTGCGGTGATAATACTCATAACGATCTTCATAGTTTTGAAGGTAGTCGTGTCCAATATTATTATCAAAAGACACTGCAAGAGCATCTGAAAGAATATGTGGAATAGCATCTCTGCCTTTCTTTTCATCCTCACCATCAGCGATATGAATAGATTCCATCAATGCAAGATAAATTGCACGATCACGACACCACTTTTCGGTAGTGTCTAATATCCATTGATTATCAACAGGAGAATTGTTAAGTTTAGAGACCAAATCAGAAATATCTTTATTTTCAGACTCTGTTAAATCTCTACGATTATCAATTTCAATACCAAGTGCTTCGGCAGTAATAGAAGATCCGTATTTTACAATAAACTTAACAGTCTCTTCAAATACGATCTTTTCTATTCTCTGTTCAAAATATTCTGGTTGAATAAATGGAATAACCTTTCTAGCATAATCTTCGTTAAATATCAGGTTTCTGAGAATCGTAATCTCAAGTCGTTCCATAAGAAAATTCTTGTTTTGCGGCAGCATCAAGTTGCTGCATTACTTCTGGCGTAAAATATTTTTCTGTATTTTTTAAGATTTCTTTGGCATAAAGTTTCTTACCATCAATCTCATAACGACCTGCAACATTCTTCCACATTCCTCCAAGTTCACCAAGTTCAAGAAGACCATAATACCTATCAAGACCTCGTTCATCATAATAGAGACGAATTTCAACATCTTGATTTTCTTTACTTAACCTAGATTTTTGAGTCTTTGCACGAATAATATTTCCAATTACTTCAGTGCCGTCTTTTTCTTTTGATTTGGAAAGATAGATGATAGTAGATGCGGCATATTGCAATCCACTTCCACCTGACATTTGTTTTCCGCCATAAAGACTCATACTTTCATAGGTGTGATTTGTCACCAGCATAGGAATTTTTGCTTGACCCAATTTAAGAGTCAGCATACGGAAGGCACCTTTAATCAGTTGCGCTTTAGTCATATCCCGAGTATCCTTTTCGGCAAGAGCATCATTAATCTCTTTATTTGTAGAGAGCATTCCCAAGGAATCCAATACAAAGATACAAGGTTTTCTTTCTTCTTCCTTTTTCTTTAGGTAAATATCAACTGCCTTGAGTGTCTTGGTACGAAATTCTTCTACTGTAACTACATTAACAACCACCAAACGATTTATGTCAATTCCGCGAGATTCTAGAAGAGATTTAGTAATAGCAGACTCAGTATCAAAATAGAGACAGTAACCATTGGGATTAGTATCAAGAAAATTCTTAACCACAGCGAGAGAGAAGAAAGTCTTTCCAGTACTAGTTTCTCCTGCAATAGCAGTAATTTTATTACCAGATACACCACCAAAGATACTACCAGATACAAGAGCATTAAAAACGTATGAACCCGTATCAACGTATGTTTCAGTTTCATCAATATCTGAAGCGAGTTGCGTATATTCTCCACCAATTTCTTTTACAATGTCCTTAAGAAAATCCATAATTTATTCCTCTTTTTGTTTTTGTTTGTCAAGATAATTCATTTTATAGCACCAAAGTTTTTGGTATAGTGCGGTATCACCACCCAATCGCATTGCACTAATAATAGTATCTAGTTCTTTCTGGTTAATAGGTAAATCCATTAAATAAAAAATGCATTAAGATTTGTTGTATGTTCAGTTTTCCATCCAATTGCATCAAGAATAGACTTGAGTGGTTCGAGGAAACTCTTTTCAAATTGTAGGTCATAGTCGATGTATTTGTCAAGTCCTAATTCTCTAGGAAATTCTTGAATAAAAGAAATTACATTTTCTTGAATAATATTTGGTTTTTTAAGATAAACAAATTTAACCTTTTCTCCATTACCAATAGGAGAATACTTGTTGGTTAAATTTTTCTCCTTTATATAATGATTAAAAAGAAGGGCACCTCTTACTTGAATTGGAGTTTTTGATTGATAAATGTTAGATGAAGAATAATATTTACGAACATCAGACGCTGTACGAGGAAATGCAATCTCTTCTGGAGAGAGTTTTCCAAAATCGGAACGACATTTTTCAATAAACTTAATTACTTCATCTTGAGTTCCACTCATCATTAATTTAAGACCATCCTTAATCATTTGACGACAAGGTGCGGGAGTAGAAGATTTGACTGCTTCAATACCCATAATTTTAAGTTTTGGTTCAGTATATCGAACTCCTTCACTATCCCAAACGTTAAGAATATAACGCTTTTTCGCAGTCCATATTCCACGATCAGCAATATTCTCTCGTTTCATCTGCATCTTTTGGTCATATGCGTTCACATAGTCCGCCAGTTCTTGGTAGCAACCTTCAATATAATTTTCAAGTTCCACTTTAGAGATCTTATCAAGGAACGACACAACGCCTTCAGTAGTTTTCTCTCTTCCCTTGTATACAGTCTCAACCAAAGGACCCATATTAAGATAAATGGAATCGGTATCAGAAGCAATAACATAATCTACCTCTTCAGTTTTTAAGATTTTATTAAGATACTTGTTGATCTTTTCCTCAATCCAACGAATAGCAACTTGACCCGAAAGAGTAATTGCTTCTGCATTTGCTAGTTTAAAATAACGGAAGTACTGATTACCAATAGCACCATAAGCACTGTTAAGTTGAATCTTCCTTGCCATTTGAATGTTGTTGCACCTTGCAATCTCTTTTTCCAGTTCTTTTGTCTTTTTCTTTTCATACTCCTGCTTCGCAGCAATCATTTTCTTTTTATAGATGGTTCGATCTTCATAAATCTTTTCCATCAGTTCTGGAAGAAATCCACGAACATCTTTACGATACATAGCACCGTTTGCACAAACAGCATACTCTTTATAAGGTTCAAAATCAATTTCTCGATTTAGAATCTTATCAACAGTTACAGAAGGATGTCTCTCTTCCATCAAAGTTTCGGGACTTATGTTAAATTCCATAATCAGGTGAGGATATAGAGAGTTAAGGTCAAAGTTAACAACCCAATCATACACACCAGGAATCGGTTCTTTTACATAAGCACCAGCATACTTTGAATCTTTATCCGATCTTACATTTGGAGGAATTACAATATTTCTTTTTTTCAAGTAGTTGTAGATAATTGTATCCCACATTCTAACCTGAAAAAACACATCAGAATAATTAACTTTGGCGTCATATGCCATCGTCAAAGCAAGTTCAATCAATTTCATCTTGTCTTCCATACGGTCAACAAGTTCCACGTCTTTGATGTTATACTCTACAAATTTCTGCCAACCTTTAGTGTAGAAATCTTTGAAAGTATCAAATTCAGAGTGATCAAGTTTTTTCTGATTAAGTTCTACATTTGCAATATGATCTAGGCGATAAGATTCCTGTGCCTTATAAGTAAATTTCTTATAAAGATTTAGATAATCAAGTTGACTTACTCCACCAATATCATATGAAATGTGCTTTCTTCCCATAAGAAGAACTTCTCTTTCAGTTACGAGTCCCCAAGGAGACATACGCTTCATAAGTTTTTCACCTAAAACCCTATCCAGACGGCGAACAATATATGGAATATCATACAGTTCACTATTCCATCCAGTAATAACTTCGGGAGTGTTATCCTCAATCATCCACCAATTAATAAAATCATTCAGCAAATCATATTCGTTTGAAAAAGATTTGTATTTAACATTACTCTGTTGATTATCAAATTTACCCAGACCCCAAGTACGAATTTGTTTAGTATTATAATCTTGAAGAGTAATTAGAAGTACTTCCTCTGCAGCACTTTCTACATCAGGAAATCCATTTTCAGATGCAACCTCAATGTCAATTGTTGTTACCTTGATTTTACTAATATCAAATTTAATTTCATCCTCAGGGTACTTATCAGTAATATATTGATAAATGTATCGATCATTTCCATAAATTGCAAATCCCTCTACACTATCATATTTTTTAATAAATTCTCTACAATCCCTTACAGTACCAGGTTGAATTTCATCTACATACTCTCCATTTAAAGTTTGGTACTTAGTGGGTTTTTTGGAAGGGACAAAAAGAGTCGGGTAAAACTTCTCACGGGTTACAAAATGTTTTCCATTTTCATAACCACGAACCAAGAAGTAATCCCCGACCATCTGAACGTTTGTGTAAAATCTCATCAATCAGTTAATTCAAGATACTTTTCAACAATTTCTGGTGTTGGATCTGCAATAGTAAGAACATCTTCAGACCTCAACATAATCTCATTTTGATGCGTAACTTCTGGCCAGGGTCTCATATCATCAATACCATAGAAGCGAAGTGGATGGATAAGTTTACAGTTTGGATCTCCAAGTTCCGCATCTACTTCAACAACTTCACTAATAAGAACTACATCAACGTTGATTAGTACACATTTGACATTTTTATCCATTGACTTTTTCCTCATACATTTCAATTACAGATTTTAAAGGTTCGACGATAGTTACAACCCAATCTTTAGGAACAACTATATTTTCATCATTCGTAAGAACAATCCAAGAAGAAAAAATAACTTGAATCTCTCTTCCAGTATCCTGAATTTCTTCAGTAAGAAACAGATCTCTCTGAACAGATACTTTATGAGGTTTATTTAAAAGGTATGCTTGAACTACTTTTTCTTTAGTTTCTGGATTTTCTACTAAAAGTTCTTTTGCATCCGAAATAATTGTTTCACCTGATTTGAGTAATACTAGTTTGATTGACATTTTTAGTTCTTCTCTCAACTCATTATAGCAAAAAAATGGGGGAGTGTCAACTGGTTTTTGCCAGTTGCTCCCCTGCAACAACGATATTCAATAATATTTATTCTTATTCAGATTCTCCACTACCACCAGGATTAAAGGGAACTGCCTTACCCTTTGGTACTCTTTGTTTTTTATGAGTTTTAGGATCGATCACTGTGTGTGCCTGAGCCATCGGATAGGGAATTGTTTCTGTCTCCTGTATGAACTTCTGAAACGATTTCATAAACCTTTCGTTTTTGATGATCCGGAATAACTTTATTTAGTTTAATGATAAGTAATCCATCTTCAAAAGAAATTTCTTTAACCACAACATCATCAGATAAAGTCCAAGTGCGAGTAAATGCTCTCTTTGCTAGTCCTTGATGTAAATATTCATCACTAGTATCACCAGTTTTCTTTGCTTCAACAAAAAGTTTGTTCCATTCAGTAGTGACTTCGATATCTTCTCTTTTATATCCAGCAAGTGCGATTTCCAATCTGAAATCAACACTACTTTCTCTAACTAAATTATATGGTGGATAATTTGTATGCGATTCGAATGAAGTATCAAATCTTTTAAACCACTCATCCATTCCAATACTATTTCTTTGAATCTCCAGCAAATATTTTGCAGTTTCTGGTATTGTAAGTGTAAGCGAACTTGTTCCAAACATAATAGACCTCCTTGAGCGTCTGTAGGTTAATAATGTCCCCGAAGGCAACATCATTAGTATATATGAATAAACATAAAAAAAGCGGAGTGTTGTTCTCCGCCCATTTTTATTCGGTTTCCTCTTCTGTGCGCTTTTTCTTTGCGCCAATATTATACTTAGTTTCCAATACCCAATCACCTTTGTCCTTATAAGAAAGAACTTTAATTTGATTAAGTGGTGCAATATC